AGAGCCGGAACCAGAGACATTCACCTCGTTAGCGGTGCCGGCAACGGTGGCGACGTAGTTGCCCGAGGTGTGGGTCCCCAAGGTCGCCGCAACTGTGAGGTCGACGGCGCCGTCCCCAGCATCGTCGTAAGCGGCTGTTAGGCCGACATGGGTGCCGTTCGTGGCGATCTGGGCGCCGGTGATGTCTTGGACGTTCTCGGTTACCAGAGCCAGGTCGATAGCGCCATCGCCGGCGTCGTCGTAAGTCGCTGTCAGGCCAGTGTGGCTGCCGTTGGTCGCCAACTGGGCGCCTGCGATGTCCTGGACGTTCTCTGTGACGAGAGCCAGGTCGACAGCACCGTCACCGGCGTCGTCGTAGGTGGCGGTGATGCCGGTATGTGATCCATTGGTAGCGAGTTGTGCGCCAGAGACATCCTGGACAGCCTCGGCGAAGTCGGTGACTGCCGTCGAGGGAATAGCGATCGTGGTGTTCGCCGCAGCAGTCAAACGTCCGTAGGCGTCAACGGTGTAGTTCGGGACCTGGGTGGCGCTGCCATAAAGGCCACCCGTGACAGCCGTGACGTTTAGCGCAATGTCGATTGCGCCATCGCCGGCGTCGTCATAGGCGGCGGTTAGATGAGTGTGCGAACCGTTGGTAACGAGTTGGGCGCCAGAGACATCCTGCACCGCTTCGGCAAAGTCTGTGACTGCTGTCGAAGGGATGGCGATTGTGGTGTTCGATGCTGCGGTAAGGCGTCCCTTCACGTCGACCGTGTAACCAGGGACCTGTGTCGCAGAGCCGTAACCGCCCGCAGAAACGCCTGTGTTCGTGAGGCTCAGGTCGATAGCACCATCACCCGCGTCGTCATAGGTAGCAGTGATGCCAACGTGGGTGCCATTCGTAGCGATCTGGACACCTGGGATGTCCTGGACCGCTTCGGTAAAGTCGGTGACTGCCGAAGAAGGAATGGCGATCGCGATGGCCGCTGCTGCGGTGAGGCGCCCGTAAGCGTCGACCGTGTAACTAGGCACCTGCGTCGCGCTGCCGTAAGCAGCGCCAGAAACGCCTGTGGCTGTAAGGCTAAAGTCGATAGCGCCGTCGCCGGCGTCGTCATACGAGGTCTGTAGGCCGGTGTGGGAACCGTTGGTGACCAACTGGCCGCCCACGATGTCCTGGACTCCCTCGGTGAAGTCAGTAATGGCCGTCGTGGTGGTGGTGATGGCTACGTTCGACGCTGATGAGATACGCCCGTAGACATCCACAGCGAACTGGCCAACCGCAGAGGCATTTCCGTAAGTCGCCGCGCTGACGCCTGTGGTGGCGAGGTCGATGTCGTCAGCGTTTACCACGATGCGGGCAGCGTTGGCTGTGCCAGTGTTGATCGTGTTACCAGTGATGCTCAGACCAGTACCGGCGGTGAACGCCTGCGTACCAGTGAACTGAGTGAAGTCAATGTCATGGGTGCCGACAGTGTGCGGGTCGCTTGTGGATGTGACCACGAAGCCCTGGCCGCTGTTGGTAGAACCAGACAGGACGTAGACGGATTCGCCAGACTTGATCTGGCCGGTAGGACTTCCGTCAAGGTCCACCGCTCGGGTCAATACCCACGCCGATGTGCCGTTGACGCCCTGGGCGGTTACGTCGTAGTAGCCGTTTTGTTTGGCGTCAGCCTGGTCCTGGACGAGGACCCTGTCGCCTGTCGTGGCGTTCGACCCGTCGACAGACAGGCGGGCGTAACCGCCTGGCTTGCTAGCCGGGTTGTGGGTCAGGGTGGCGCCAACACCTGCGGTCCCGTTGCTATACGTCGCCGTCCCCAGAGCGGAGGTCGTCGCCAACTTCACCGCTTCGTGCCAGTTGACGATGCTGTCAGAAACCCCCCAGGCGAGGCCTGAGGCTGTGGAAGTGTCGATTCTCAGGACAGCGCCATTCGCTCCAGCGGTGAGAATGCCCGCCGTGTCGTCTGCCGTGCCGACAATCAGATCGCCCTTGGCCTCGATCAGGGTCTTGTGGATGTCCCCCAAACCGCCGTAGCCCAAGGAGGTCCAGGCCGTAGACCCGTTGCCGATCTTGTAGTTCTGGGTATCGGTCTCAAGACCGATCTCGCCATCAGCGAGTGTCGGGTCATTTGACTGCCAGTTGGCGTAGGTGTCTCTGCGGAACTGGATGATTGCTGCCATGGTTCCCCCTAGTTAGCGGCGGCTCCGCCACCGTCGGCGTTTACGTGGAGGCGGACATACGCGGCTGAGGTACCGCCATCGGCCTCAGTGGTGGAGATGGTTGCGGCCCCGCCAGCGGACGCTGCCTGGACCCAGGCCGATGAGGACCTGAAATACATCTTGTTGTTAGACGTGTCGACAGCGAGGGCGCCGTCAGCCAAAGCGGCCAATGGGGCCCCAGAGGTGGTGAGGGTGAGGAGCCCAGCAGCGGCTTGGAACGTGTCGTCAGTCTTGAGGGCGTTCGCAGCGGACCGGTACAGGGTGACATCGCCGGCCCCATCGCCGGGTCCCCAGGTGATCTTGCCTCCAGCATCGAGGGCCATGCGGGCGTTTGAGTCACCGGAGACGAAGACATCGAAAGCGGTGGATGCCGCCGAAGAGAACTTCTGCGCCGATAGGCGCTCCAGGAAGGTTGGCATAGCCTCAACTACCCCTTATAGGTCCCAACCTTCACCCTCAAGCAAAGGTTGAGAGTCTGTTTAGCCGATTACAACGACCTTGTAAGCGTTGGTCGCTGGTGCCGATGCGAACGAGACTGTCACCTGGCTGGTGGAGTTCCGGTTCACGTTGGCGATAACTGTGTCGTTTGTGCTGGCGTCGTAGACCTCAACTGTCACATCCGTGGTCCCACGGCTGTGGGTGATTGCGAACGAGGTAGCGGAGTTGTCACCGATGGTCGCAACGACCTTTTCGATGACCCCCAGGTTGGTCCTGGCAGCCGCTGCGGTCGAGGCACCGGTACCACCGTGGAGAACGGCAACGTCGGTTGCCTCCCAGACACCGGTACCGATGGTGCCGACGCTGGTGAGTGACGAACTGACAACAGCCGCTCCCAACGCTGTGGCGCTGAGGGTTGAGACCCCGTTGACCTTGAAGTCAGTCCCAGAGGCGACGTTGACGCTCTGGTTGAAGTCCCAGGTGTCAGTCGAGTTGGTCCAGAGGATCGTCTTGTCCGAAGCACCCTTGAGTGTGATACCACCACCATCAGCAGTGGTATCTGAGGGCACGGCGACCGAGCCGAGTTCGATGTTCTTGTCGTCGACCGTGAGCGTGGTGGAGTTGACCGTCGTGGTTGTGCCGTTGACGGTCAGGTCACCAGTGACGGTCAGGTCGTTCCCGATCGTTACATCAGTCGGCTGGGAGAGAACCAGTGTGCCGGCGGCATCGTCGTAGGTGACGGTGATCTCGTTGGCTGTGCCGGAGATCAGAGCGCCGGCAACGTCCTGGGCGGCTTCGGTGAAGTCAGTGACAGCCGTCGAGGGGATGGCGATGGTCGTTGAGGCGGCGGTTGTTAGTTGGCCCTGGGCATTGACGGTAAAGGTGCCGACTGCGCTAGCGGAGCCATACGCGGCCGCCGTGACGCCAGTGTTGGCCATGTTTAGAGTGAGATCGCCGCTGCTGCCCCCGCCTGAGAGCCCAGTTCCCGCCAGAACCGCGGTCACGTCCCCTTCGGCCAGATTTATCCACGCACTACCGTTATAGAAGTTCAGGGTGGTAGTGCTTGTGTTGTAGTAGATTTGGCCTGACACGGGAGAACCAGGGGCGCTGGCTAGGTTCTCTATACGTGCCTTCACCAGTTGGTTCTGGTTCAGGTCAAGATTGACCAGGTACTTCGCCATCTCGGCTTACCTCCGGGGCTAAACGATCGTCCTTCTAACTAAGATACGCCTTCCCAGCGAAGGACTGTGCGAAGGTAACGACCAGCACATTGAGGTCCGTATAGTCAACATCTCCGACCACGACCGTGTCGGACGTGTCCACCACGGAAACGGCCGGCTTGTACCCCAGATCATGCGTGATCGTCCAGGTAGCCGCGGGTGATTGCTGATCGAACGTAAACGTCGTCCCAGTCAAGAGTTGGTCGTTCAGGTACTGCTGAGTGGCATACGAGTAGGCCGTCACCGGGGTGACTGCTGGGGTGATGTCCGCCAGGTCCAGGGTGGCGCCAGGCGAGTTGTGCGGGATTTCGATGCTGTACTTGTTCTGGCCTGCCCCGTTGATGTTCTCCGTGACCTCGTAAGTCACCCCAGTGGGCTGAGTCGTCGGGTCAGTCGTAGCGGTGAGGTTCAACCCGATCACCCCAGAAGCCAGCGTCGCCGTGGCGAGGGTCGGAACAACGATCGCGTTGGTAGACGAGTCGTTCATGGTCGTCGAGGCGATGAACGTCACGTTCCCCGAGGCCAGGGTGCTCCCATCAGCCTCGTAGAAGGTGCCAGTGACTGCGATTGTGGTGAATGCCATTAGTTCGAGTGGGTAATGTTGACTGTCAGCCAGGAGCGACAGACTTGTTCGGATGGGTCAGTAGCGCGGCTCACATCTTGCACCTTGCATTTTAGGATGGTCTTGTTGGCCCCTGTGAGTGTTGCCCCGTCGACAGCGGCGAGAAGGTCCTCGATCAAGTCAACGTCTTCGGCCGAAGTCACCTGCCAGAGGTTGATCCACATAACCTTCTCCCTCATGGTCACGACCCCGTCGCCTTCCAGGATGGGCTGGCGTGAAACGTCGTCGTCGAGGGTCACAAACGGGTAAGCCGTCGAATCGGGGGCTTCATCCCGGAAGACCTTCGTGGTCACGCCAGAGATGTTCGCGTTCACAATGGCTGTCCTCACAGCAGAAGCGACAGAAGCCATTACAGTTTGCCTCGGAACGCTTCACGGCCCTTAGTCACCATCAGGACCGTCACCGGGACACCCATCTTGGCTTTCCTGGCGGCGATGATCTCCGCCTTGACGAACTCAAAATAGGTGATGTCCTTGATGATGCGCCGGCCCTCAGGCTGGACGTTGGCGATCTGCCACGCCGGGCGCGCTTGCCCAGTGTCGATACCGAACTCCTGATTGTAGGCGTAGGGGTTCCGTGTGAAAATCTGGATCGCTGTCGTGCCAAACCCTGCCATGAAGCGACCCTTGGGGCCACGGGCAGGGAGTTTGGCGATGTAGAACTCGACGCTGTTACGCAAATCGCCGGTCTGGAGAGCGGGTGGGGTACCAGGCTGAGACGACATAGTCCACGCTCCAGTCCCACCCAAGCGCGGATGCCAGTACGTCCTGTAACTACCAGCATCCGAGTACAACTCCTGGATACGCGCCTTCCAAAGGTCACCGATCCTAAGGCCGGCGGCCGGAAGGCCGTACTTGGCCCCCTGGTTGTACACATACAAGGCGTTATGGAGAATGATCTGCACAAGGGTCTTCGGTATCGGCCTACCAGGGATGAGTTTGATAGGCGCCGTGACCGTCATGACCGCGCTCATACGTTGGCCCCTAACAGCATCACCCGCAGGTGAGTGGGGGTGTGCTGAATCCCCTGGATGTCGTAAGTGCCGTTCAGGAACGAGTTCTGCCCAGCGACAACGATCTGGTCGTCGCCGGTGATCGTCGTCGCCAAGGGCACCCAGGCGACGGCGTCAGCCTGGTACGTCTGCTTACCGTCCGACAGTTCATTTGTGCCACCCTGGGAGATTCGGCCCTGTACGGCCGTGTCAGAGTTGGCGTAGGACACCTGGCCTTCGGCGTTTACTGTGGGCGTGCGGCTGCGAACCGTCAACGCATGGGACGCGCCACGCATTAGTAAACCCCTCTACGGCGGTATCTCCTGACCCACTTGAGGTCCTCGTCGGTAAACCCTCCCATGCCGTTGTTGGCGAAGGTCATGCTCACGCCCTCGGCTGAGAGTTTGGACAGCCCCTGGGCGTCGGCGAGAACCTGTGACATCTCACGAGCCCCTACCCGCATCATCAGCATCTCTAACTGCTGCTGATCCGAAGAGGACATGCCGGCCGTGTAGGAGACCAGGGCGCTTGTGCCCGTTGCCCTAGCGAGGATGCCGTCGATCCCCCACGGGTGGATGTCGAAATCGGTCAAGGTCTGCGTGATCTCAGACCCGAGATCACCGATCTTCAAGGTAGTGACTGAGATGACGGGGTATTCCTTGAGGAAAATCTGCCGCTGGTTCCTCTTGAGGATGTGAGATTCGCTGGAGACGGCGGTGCCTACTAGCGAACGGCCCAGAATCCGGGACAACTCCCGCTCCAAACCGCCGATCATGTGGTTGGCCGCGGCCTGCTCCCCGGCGGTAAACGTGCGGTTCATGTACGTCGCCAGGTCCTGGTAAGTGATGATGGCCATGGCCCTAGCCTACGCTTTCACTGGGACGCGGACGATTAGGCTTCGCCCTTCTCAATCATCCTCTTTGCACGGAGGATAAGCAAACGCTCACGGGTGCTCTTCCCACCCCAGATGCCGTACCGCTCATTGTTGTCAAGGGCGTAAATCAGGCACTCCTGGACCACCGGGCACCTATGGCACGTTGACTTAGCCGCCTTGAGGGCCTCTGTGTCGCCAGGAGAGGGGAAGAAGATTTCGGGGGTGTCGGAGCCCCTACACAGGCCGTCGGCTTGCCACTCTGGGCGTTCAACAGCGAGTACCCGTTCGGGGTTGTCCCAACCAGCGGATTCCGCTCTTGGTATTGGGATTTCTCCGCTATGTGCCACCCACCATTATCACATGGGGTTTTGTGTAAGCCCGGGCTTAGAACCCTTGCCGCAGGTTGACCCTTACCGCCATCTCGGGTTTGTTGGGGGCGGTGTCGACGTGATTGACCCCCAGTTTGTCAGCAGGGACACCGAGTATCTCCGCCAAGTCTTCGATCGTGAAGTAGATCGCGTGGCTCTTGTAATGGTCAGTTGTTTCGTGTTCAGGCATCAAAGTCTCCCCAACAGGCCTTGCTTGGATTCCAGTGGTGTTTCCCACTGGAGTAGAACAGCCACGCTGCGACACCGACGTTGGCCCGCCCGTTGAACGGGTCGTAGTCCTTGAAGCCGGCCACCTCGGAGCGCTCGACCCAGTATTTGGCTAGGTGCTGAAACCACCCGACAGCCAAAGCACTAGACACTTCCGTTGATCCGATGTGATGGGTCTGCCCGCTTGATTCGCAGAACGCTATCTGGCGGGCCAGCGCACGGTCCTCGGGCTTGAAGTATTCGTTGATGAGTTCACCCAGGGTGGGGAGGGCGTAGTGGTTATCCCCAGGCTCGCACCCGTGGGAACAGGGCGTCGGGGTTTGACCAATCTCAGGGTAGAAGATGTAAACGGCTGAGGTTGGACCGCCTAAAGCGCTGATGTGGGCTTTGCGTGTCTTCGGTCCGTAGACACCGTCCACGGAGCCCATTCCAAGTTCCTCCTGGAGGGTGACGATGTGCGGTCCCTTGGAGTAGTAAGTGTATTGTTGACCGATTAGGTCGGGAATCGGGGAAATCGTGGTGGTCGTCGGTACTGCAACAGCCTCTGTCTCTACTCGGGTGAATGTGACCCGTGTAGTGGTCGGCGCCGGAACGGCCGAGGTGGAGGGGACTTCGACGACGACAGCCCCGACGCCAACCTGGTGGAGGTGAGGGGAATCGAACCCCTGTCCCTGAGGCTCCGATGTACGGCTTTTCCTCAGGTCGAGACCTGTACCACCCCCTGGTTGATAGTAACTGACATCCCTTGTGGCTTCTGAGAAGTCAGTCCCTTGAGAAGCGGTGTGGTTCCCTGCGAGCAGGATCACCGCTGACCCAATCAGTCCAACCACAATACGCGGTAACCACTGAGTCTCTTTCACGGGTCGTTGTAACTCTTTCGGCTTCTGGTGAGACCTAGAGAAACTGCCTCACTTGGATGTAAGTGTTTCCAATCGTGGTGGGCCCGACACAGGACCTGACAGTTGTCAGGGTCTAGCCAGTCCCCCCCTCGTCCTCTGGGGAGTAGTTCATCTACGTCCAGGGGACCCCAACACTCTACAT